GTCTGATATGACTAGCAACAAATTGGTTGGCACACCGCCAGCACGGCACGTGTCACGGACTAAAACGAATCAAGATCCACCGGGAAGGGAGCCAGCAGAAGCTGGCTGCCGGTCGGGGTCTCCCCCCCCGTAAAAACGAAGGTGAGAGTTTGCCCCGGCTCAGCCTGAACGGTAAAGGTGAGAAGAGAAGTCATGGTGGCACTTGCCGTACCATCGGTTAGAGCACTAGAAGTGGCGGTACCACCCAGCGAGTCGAACGTCGGCGGAGCAGTGGCCGCAGTGAAGTACAAGGTGCCTATCCACTGACCAGGAATGAGAAACGTGATGGAGTTGCCGGCGACAGCGGTGACCTCACAGACAGAGCCATCAACGGCTGGGGCGGACCCAAAGACGTTGGACTCGTCGGTGAAACCACCGCCGCCGGTAACCTCACCCGAATACGGAAACCCGGTCGGGAGGACAGGCTTGAGCAGTTCAACATGATAGTTGACGTAGATCTCACCAAGGGAGTCACCCTCGGTGCCGGGAAGGCCCTGAGTAGCGAGTTGTAGGATACCGAGGTCATACCCGCGGGACTCCTCCACCGTTGACGATACGGTGTTAGCATCCCGCGTGTAATAGAGCTCGGAAGCCGTAGCCTCAGGATCACACTCAATGGAGTGGACCTGATGCTGCGAAGGATTCCCACTAGTCGCATACTCAGAGTTCAACATGTGTCTTTTATCCGGAAAATTCGCCTTGTCAACGTCGTACTCAGTGGCCATAACCACTGAGCCCAACGCTCCAGACACTGACGAATTTCCCGTTGTTGGACGATACTCAACAACCATTCCTAAAATGCGGTACTGCGTATACAGCCGCGCAAGACTGGAGAGCCAGGGGAAAAGGAAGACGTTGGCCGGGTTAATACGGTAAGCGGTCAGGTTGAAATCGGCAGGAGAAGCGGGGACGCTAACGTCGCCCACATACTCACGATGCACAATAACAACCCCAAAACCTTTGGACCCGAAATTGGGGACGGGTTCCCCCGCGGGTATAGTGCCACCACCATCAAAGATGGAGTTGCTCTTCACCCGATAATCGCCCATGCCCACTAGTTCCGAAAAAGCCTGACCAAGGCCACCGCCGAGGAGACTGCCAATCCGAGCACCAGCAGCAGGGCTACCAAAGACACCGCCCAACGCGCTACCCAAGCCGCCACCCACCTTCGAACCCGCCTTACGGAAGGTCCCTTTTGGTACGATGGCCGCCCCGGCCGAAGCAAGGGCGTTTGCGGCTTCCTTTTGCTTTTGCTTTCCAGTTTTCTTATTTTTCCTTGCCATTAACTCAAAGGGTTAACCAGTCGGATGATAGGCGAAACCCAACACCTACCGGACCCCAGTATTATAATCCCCCGGGGTACTTTCCCGCACACCACCCAAAAACGCCGGGGAGTTACGCACCCAGATCGAGTTTCGCCATGGTTTCAACCCACGGCGCCTCAATCATGAATGGTAACTGAGTGACCTTCCCCAGCGTGTGTGCAAATTCGAGCTCGTCCGTACGTGTGAGCTCATATCGATCTTCAAAGGCTGCCCATGTGTCATCCGCCGGCGCAGCAGGTGTGTCAGTAGGGTGTATCTGCCACTTCACTGAAGGGGGAGTATCACGAAACTGAACAGGCACGAGCTGGCTGACAATTTCCACATAAGTGCGTAGGAAAGGGACAAAGCTAAACTGGGCGTAGGAGCTTAACGTGCCGGCAAAGTCTCTCCACAAGACTTTCTCGGGCACATTGCGCATGGTCCAACCCAGCTTGGACAATTGCCGGCCAGGAAGGGGCCCCCAAAAGAAGACCCCATTGACCGGCATGAAGAAGCCGGAGAGGAACGTGACTTTCGAATAATCAAAGGTCATTTCCATCTTCACCTCATACCCCAGGCGTTGGATCCGGTCGGCGATGGTCAAATTGATTACATTAACCGGCTTTCCCTCAGCCCAGAGTTCTTCAGCCCACCGCTTGGTGCAACGGGCAATAAAGTCCGTCACCACGGTGTTCCCTTTTTCGGTGTC